ACTAAATCAACAAAGCTGATACATAGGAGAAGAGGCTATCAAGCAAATCTCTTGCTTGGTAGCCTCTCGAATGAATCAGTGACAGATTTCTTCTCGGCTAGATGTCAAAACCGAAGAATCTCATGCCACTCTCAGAGTTGCGATTGATCA